TACCTGATCCGTCAATACTTTGATATCGTCTGACATGGCCCGCCCCTTCCCCCGTTCCTAATCTCAAAAAATAAAGCCCCGATTGCTCGGGGCGCGGTGTTACGCTGCCGGTTATTCCGGCAAAGGCTTTCCGTCCGTTCCAAGTCCCAGTGCGGCCAATTCTGCTTCCACGGCCGGCTGCAAATTAACCGGTACCTGTTGAAACGTCTTGTAGCCCTTGATAATCAAGGTAACGTATACGGTAACCAAAGCATTCACCTCCTTCCCGAGCAAATAAAGAAGCAGCCCCGCGATGCAATTGCGCATCATTGGACTGCTTCCAGCAGGACCAGAACATCGGCCCTTATGTTTTCAGGTACGTCGTCGATTGACTTAAAACCCTTTCGGATCAGGTTTGCGTAAATTGTTGCCATCAGCTTCCACCTCCCGTCTCGAGTGCTGCAATACGGGCGGTCAAGGCTTCGATAGTCGCTTGCTGCTGCAGGATCAGTTCGTAAGCTTCCGTGAGTGCCAGCATCGTGTCGACGCCCTCCTGCTCACGCTGGGCATCCTGAACGGCGTTCGTCTCGTATACCTCAGTCAAAGCGATCATGGTGTCTACGCTTTCGGATTCCAGCTGATTGATTTTTTGTGTAACCGGGTCCACGTAAGGCGGCCTGTTCGCGATTTCGTCCAGTTCTGCCTGCGTCAAGCCTTCGACCCAGCAGTCTGAAGGGTCGCCGGGATTATCGGGCGTCGCTATCGGCGGGATCGGGTCGCGTTCGTCTTCCGGTGTTTGTAACCAAAGCATTAACGCGTCTTGCATCGCGGCTACACGTGCCTTGTACGCTTCCCACGCCACAAGGTCGAAGCGCGGTTTGTACAGCCGCAAGCCGGGAGGCCGTGGGATCGATACCCGGTAGCCTGTTAGGACCAGTTCGGGCGCTTCTTCCGGGTCCGTCTCCTGTGGCTCGTATATCTCCGTTACACCATTTGAATCAAGTGGTACATGTTCCGCGTCTGGCGGTTCGACAAGATAACCATCAAGGTCGACTTTTACTGCTTCTTTCATGGGATTCCCCCTCCTTTACTGTTCGATTCGGAATTTCACGCTTCTAAAGATCACGTGATCGGCGCTTATTCCGCGGTCAACAGAAACCTTCCCATCAGTCCCAACAATTACTGTTCCAATAGCCCAACTTGCGCCGTTATAGGTCGCAACGTCAAAGAGCAGCGCATTTTTAGGTCGATGTTTTACAGGCAAATACATGATCGCTGTTCCTTGCGTCGTAACACCACCAGTGATATCCCCAAAAACTTCAACTTCGTCATTGTCGTATTTCACATAGCCAATCGTCGGAAATCCACTTCCTTTATTACCCCACCCATTCAACAATGTCGGCGCGATCCGCTGCGGCTGTTGTTTGCCCGCCTTCGTCGCTTGCATCACGGATAAGTCCCGCTGTAGCCCGGTTATCGCTTCTACGGCATCGTCTACCGTTTCCTTTATGTTCGGGCTCGCGTACCCGGTTATCGATTGTGGAGCGAAGCCGATTTTGTACGTGTCAATGGCGATGTAGGTTACGCTGTAGGCAGATGAGGGATTGAATTGATTACTGGATAAATACGCCTGTTCATTGCCGCGTTTATCTTTATTGGTTGCCCCGGAGACAATTGGCATTATTGTTGCTGCCTGTTTTACTGAATCTGAATAAAGCGTAAATATCTTGTTAACAGGATGCACGGGATAACTGGCCGTATTTGCTGCCCCGTTGAAATAGTAGTTTCCGGTAACAGTATCGAAGGCTGAAATACGCTCCCGCACCACGACGCCCGTTCCCATTTCGATCTGATTCGCCCCATCGTGCAGCATCAACGCGCCTTCGTGGGCTACGGCTTCGTCGACGGATTGCGCGAGTTGGTATTGCAGGCGGTAGGGCGACCATAAGGCGCTTGTCGACTGTGTTGTAGGAACCGTCTGCACCATCGCGGACAGTGAATCGTCCGTCCTTATTTCCCGCCATGTTTTCGTGCTTACTCCATCCCACGGGTAGGTTCCGTCCGGGTTGCACATTTTGTAACCGTAAAATACAGCATTAGCCTCGTCCGCTGTCGGACTATAGCCATCGGGCCAACCGGAATCGGAGTTAGAAATAGTGATAAGCAACGAGTTCGGGTTCAGGTCTGTACTGTCCAACACCACCTGCTGATCTGCCGCACTGGGAGCCACACCTTGTAAAACCCTACTTAAAATCTTACCGTCATATTTGACAATAACTCCCGTGTCCCTGACTGGAGGAGCAATGCCATTACTTGATGTTCTGATCCACTTATATCCCGTAACGCTATTGGCGTGGGTATACAAAAGCGACCCATCCAACACCATTTCCCGAAACCGCCTTACGATCCCCGGATTGCCGCTGCCGTCCATGTAAAACTCGTCCGCTACGCTACCGTCGACGTTCGACCGCGCTTGCACATCGGGTAGGAACACGTAAGACGGCTTTTGCGGTTCAAATGGCAAGGCTGTTGAGCCAATGTTGAGCATAGGATTGGCGAATGTGAATGTGCCTGTAGCTGTATCAACCCCTAAAACAACGCGCATAGCTACCGCGTTGGAAGGCATCGTTACTGTCTTACTAATAGTCGTTGTGCCATTTGTTGTTGCATATGGCGGCGAACCAAGCTCGGTTAGAAACGTCCCATCCGCCGCTATAGGAGTTAGGTTGTAGTACGCGCCAACTCCGATTGTCCCACCTATGTTTGATATGGTAACTTCTGCACTGAATGAATATGTTTGTCCGCCAATAACTGGCACTACAATAACATGGCTATAATCAGGTGTTGCTGTTGCTTTGCTGGCTACAGATTTATAGGCTCCGACAAGCGTTGGCATTACTGCCGGGGACGTCCATTCCGAAAACGGACCCGCAAGATTCTTGCCCGGATTGATCGCGTACACCGCATTCGTGTTCTTCATGTCGTCGACATACGTCCAACGTGCGGCGACTTGCGCAGCAGTCATGGAGTCGATAGCATCATATTCAGCTTGGGTGATTTCATAGATTGCGGCCCAAACCGTAGTTAGTACGCCTGTTGTCTCGACCAAATACCTAAAGTCATAATCTGCGGTGTAGCTTGGCGAGAACTTTAAGTATCGTGTTTTCCCTGTGCTGGGCATAGGGAAATATTCTGCTTCGCCTACGGGAAGGATATGAATCCCCGTTACATTTACCGCGTTCTCTGCGACCGCGATGTACTTTTTACCCGCTGTCAGACTCGCCCTATTTGTGTAGTGCCAGTTACTTGTACCCGATGTGACGTCAGTACGACTTACGCGTACGCGACCAAGCAGATTAACCAGCGTCCGCCCCGCAAAATACATATCCAAGAATCGCGAAGTGCGGTTTGTTGTGACAATGCTGACGCCTTGCGAGATGGTTTTTGCGACTGAAGCTGCGGTGGCAAGATCAGCTTTAATAACGTCTACCCCGTGCGCTTGCGGATCTACTTCGTGAGTGTTTAGGTTGTCCATGGTCGCAAAAACTAGTGTCTCGTCAATTGTTGCGCTAACGTTTGTCGCGTTGCCGATCAGCGTAATAATATCAAGCTGCCTTTCTAAAATGTCCGATCCACCAGCAGCTGGGATATACTCGGCCACAGATCCCGCATTACCGTAGCAGTACAGGATTTCTCCGGCGGTCGGGTCTTGGGCAAATACACCTATTTCACGAAAATAGAAGCCGGTCAAAACCTCGGCATTGCTAAAGGCAGCTCCGACAATATGTTTGCCGCCTGTTTGCGCAACTGATTTATTGAGTGTCAGCCACATCTGCGGTTGAATCAAACTGGTCAAATCCGCGATCTGCTGGCTTGTTATTGTTCCGCTGCCAATGCGCATACGTGTAAAAACTAGCGGTACCCCTGTCTGTGCCTTTGCTTGCAATGCGCGCCCGACATTGGTGATCTGTATATTAAAATTGGCCATATCTATACCACCTGCTTCATGGTTATGTGATCCCCATAATGCAAAGCAAAACCGAAACGAAGGTTCATCGTTCCTTCGGTCGTGATCTCAATTGCCTCGAGCCATGAACGCTCATTTTTGACGCTGTTGATCGCCGCCAGAAACTCCTGCGCCCTTGTCGTATTCGCATCCGGATCGCTTGTCACTACCTTAAAATAGCCAGGCTGCCCGCCATACTGAAACCACTCTTGTACCTCTCCGCTGCCGAAGATCGTCTCGATCAGTTCCTCGACAGCCGCAGGAGTTCCCTTGCGCCGATGCCAGGCGTAACTTTTCTTTACCAGTTCTCGACGTTGTTCAAGGGGGAGCGTCGGATCGTAGAAATCAACATGCCATTGCCACGCCAGTTCGTCAGCCTCTTCCGACGTCAGCGAATCAAGGCGGTCAAAATACGTTAATTGCCGGATCGCCGCCGTTATCGCCTGTAATTCGCCATCGATGGCAATAGCTGCAGCAGCGACTTGCGTGTCAGTTCTCAGGTTTGGAGGCAGGATATCAAGCAAGCTTGCCGCATCCAAGTTAATCATCCACGAGACCCCCATAAGTAGCCGATACCGTGCCGGCTACCGCAATCTCTGTCGGACCGATGGCTGTAAATGTCGGACTCAAAACGTTTACACGATATGCCCCTGCAACCATTACCCTCCGGATTAGTTCAGAGGGGTTGATGCTTCGACCCATCTTGGATTTCTGCCAGAGGATAAAGTCACTCACTGCCGCAGTCACAGCAGCTTGTATTGCTGTCGCATCCGGGCCGTCCTCGGCCTTGATCCAGTACGTCAGAGTCACGTTATAGCTCATAGATGTTGGCGCTGCAACGGTAACCTGATCCGTGAGCGGCCTTTTGGTCCTGTCGTTCAATATGTCCTCGACCGCTTGTAGCACCTCTGTCCCCGGTATCACTCCATCCTTCAACAGTGGGACGACCAGCACCTCACACGCGGCCGGAGATGTGACCGAAACGTCGATGATGTCCGGGGCTGCTGTCTTCGCCAAATGCTCGTAAGCCCCTGAAGGGCCGGCTACGCTAAATGCTTCCGGCGCCGTATGGATACGCTCACGGTAAGCGTCATCACCTTCGACGTCAGATCCGCCCGCGCTCGTGGTAAGGTTTGCTGCAGATGCTACGAATGCGATCGGATCAACAATTTGATTGATCTGTCCGGCTAGGTATCCGTTACCGGCTGCCCCCAATTCCGTGCAATTGGCACTCGCATCAACCGTCAAATTTCCTGCGGTAATCTCGGCATACTGCGCCGTGGCAAAATAACGCTTGGGGTCTCCCTGCGTGCTCACACGCGTTCCAGCCGGGATACTGACGGCGGACAATTGTGGAGCGGACAAGGTAAAGCGGACTGTAGTTGTAGCCGGCGTCGCTTGCAGTCGGGGCGTTTCGGTAAATGCACCCATATGATCGAGTACAGCGGTCGGAGCATACCGGAGAAGATTGGCCCGGCCCGTCAGGTTGATAAGTGTCCGCTGCTGTACAATAATCACCGCAATTGATTGCAAAAAGAGGCGGACCGGATCGGCAGGGTAAAGCGTCCGTTCTGTTAGTCCCTGGTACACCGCAACCAAATTATTAAGCGTCTGTGTGACGTCTTCGCTGACGTATTCGACTGGCGGTAAATCTATAAGCGCCACGATTACCCCTCCTCTCCGGCAAGATCAATATGCACAACGGGTACCAACCTCCCCGCGTTCAATTCTTCCTTGAACGATATAGCCTTGACGACCGCTCTCGGCTCATGTAGTTTTACGGCCGATATCACAATTGAGGTAAGCCGCGCCTTTGCAATAGGCGTCGGCTCATCTATCAGGCTCAGATCGATTCCAAATCCACGGTTAAGAGGAACAGTCCCTCGTAGCGTCGAAAGGATTGTCCGGATATTCTGAACGACCTCCTCAACTGGCGAAGGCGAAAAATTAATTACCACTGGATCAGCCGCACTTACCTGTATGCTCATCTAGTGCTCACCACGTATTCTTCGAGAGATATTTTCGCACTTCCAATCAGCACGTTCCCCTGATTGTCCACAACATCATAGGATTGCTCGAGCGATGTGATTACCCAAAGTCCGACTCCGAGATCCTTACCGCCAATTGTCAGAGCCATAGCCGTACCGGATCGTTCGAGCTCCAATAGAGCATCCATTTCCGAACGAGGATTTAGACCGAATCGAGCATCAAATCGCATCGTAAACGATATCGTGTCGAGCCCGGGGCCGACAAACTGACTCAAAGGCTTTGCCCCTATTCTTTCGTGCTTCGCCCATCTGCCGGCACTCGATCTAGTAAATTCAGTGAACGTTTTAATCGTTTCTGCTGTGGCCACAAAAACGACATCGCCCAATGCGCCGATCATGGTCCAATGCCCCCGCCGTGGAGAGTCCCGCCGATCGTTACATCTCCTGTTACATCCAAATCACCAGCTATCGCTGTAAGTCCGTTGATCTCAAGGTCGCCATCGATGACTACGCCGCCGGACGCCCCGGTCGGAACGGTTTGCCCGGTCGTATAGTACGTGCCAAGGTAAAAGCCCGCACGGATGCCGTTACCCAGGAATAGGCATACCGCGTTTTCTCCGACCTGCGGCAACGTAAATGTGCCGCCAAGCCGCAAGACGGGGAGTTCGTCGCTGACATAATCGTCCTTATCCGGAAATGTCACGCGAACCGTTCCCCTGTCGGTGTCAACGGTTGAAACTGTACCAACACGAATCATGTTCCTCAATTCTGTCGTCATCTTACCACCCCAGTACTTTCCGGATCTCAATTTCGGTTGTATAACCACCGCTGTTCACGCCGTGCTTCACGCTTTCGATGATGTATTTCCCATCAAAGCGGCCCCATCCCTCGATTTCGATCGTTAAGCCTGCAGCCATTCGCACATCACCCGGAAGCGATAGGCTGCCTCGACCGTAACTCTTGTTCCGTTCTCGCAGCCGTTTCTTAGCCAGTCTGAGCGCTTCGGCTACTGAATCGACACTTTCGTTAATCCTCAGGATCGGTCCGGTCTTAGGCGCTCCGGGAGGCGAATACGTGGCCCGTATCGTTTTGTTTGTATCCGGGTCCGTATATGTTAGTTCGCAGGCTCGATAGGCTGCGTCGACCGCGCTCCAGCCGAAGGAGTACGAAATGACTTCTTCGCGGGTAAGCGTCAATACAGGATCGGCAGCTTCATACTTCGCCTCGTCGAAAAGGATTAGATTTCCGCCGGATATTTTGATGGCAGCTCCTTCCTTAACCGCGAGATCCACGAGAAAGGCAAGGTTGCTTTGCTCATTTTGTTCGATTCGATCGTATATCGGGTTGTCGTCCAATTCATATAGCAAGTTCAATCCCGCAGTTTTGGCGACATCAACTGCTAGAGTTCGAAACCTGACCTTCTCCCAAGCTCTCGATCGCACTTCTCCCTGGGCGCTGGTTCCAACTGGTAGGGATAATGCTTTAATCTGTACAGCGTCCGGTGGACCGGAAAAGTCTACCGAGTCGACCGCAAATGTGCCACACGGAAAAACGGCTGTATCTCCCGGTCCATCCCAATTGAGAGTTCGTATCGATGCTTCGATCGTGTCCCCTTCGCTTGGACTCCATTCGCCTTGCCAAAGCTGTGAGACATCTTCGAGCGTGATCTGCAGGTCGTCCAGTTGCCCGGATGAATTGTCTGTGTAACTGATGCCTGTAAGCGACTCAGCCAAATCAGCAGATATATCCACCCCGTTATAAGTAACGACCACTTCTGCCCGACGAGCTTGCTGACTCATGTTCCGCCGCCTCGCTTCCAAGGAGGCAAAGCGGTTGAGGTTTCTGCGGCCACCGTCGGCATGATCAACTGTACCCCCGCCGAGAAAATTACCGTATCCGCATACTGCTGATTTGCTGCAATGAGCTGAGATAGTATTGCCTCTTTGCTGTAAACTTTATAGGCGATACCGTCCCACGTATCGCCTTGTATCGTCGTATAGGTCATTGCATCCTCACCCGCGCTTGTTGACGCTTGTAGGCATCAAAATCTTTCTTGAAATCACTTCTTGTTTGTTTTTCCATTTGTTGAACAGCGGCTC